GACCGCCTGCTTATCAATGTGGGCAATCAGTTCCTTCCGGCGAAGAAAGAACTGACGGCTATGTGGATAGACATAGCAAACGGCATCACCGAGAGCCTGCCGGATCTGTCCAACATCGTCAACGGCATTCTGCCGATGCTGCACTCTGCGTTGCTTGGAATTGGCAATGCGGCACAGGCAGCGTTGCCGTGGATCCAGAAGGGCATCGACTACACCGCAGAGCACGGACCGGAAGTGGCAGGGGCCATTGCTGCCATAGTTGCGGCGTTCGGAGCCATGAGCTTTGCGCCGACGGCCTATAGCACAGGATCCACGCTGCTGAACACCATCGGGAACATTGCGATCGGCGGAAAACCGAGCGGTGCCCCCGGCGGAACATTCGGCGGCATCACCGTCCGAAACCTGCTGGGAGCACTGACCCCAACAAGTCTGATCCAACGGGCGGTTGGTGGTGCGTCCTTTGCAAAATCGAACGCTGGAATGTTTGCTGAAAATGCAAAGTACGGCGTTCAGATGGCCGGCATCGGAGCGCAGCAGCCCACAACGCGCCTGGGCAAGATCGGGCAGACATTGGATGGTGCTGGTGTCGGTATCTGGGCAACACTGAAAAATTTCAAGGGCCTGCGCAGCGGAACCAAGAAAGGAAACGCCGGCTTTGTAAATGACGTGCTGGAAGCCAGCACGAACGGCGGCCTGCTGGGGGTGCTGAAAAACTCTGGCCCCGGCAGGTATGTTTCCAATGTCGGGCAATCGCTGGGCGGGCTGAAAAACGCTCTGGTAGGATTCGGAAGCAGCAATCCGGTAGGACGATTTATCGCAAAGACCGGCGGTGTTGCGGGACAGATCCTTTCCGGCATTGCAGGACCGAATGGTATAGACATCGGCGGCATGGTCGGCGGAGTGAAAAATTTCCTCGGTGCAGGAAAGACGGTCATTGGAAACGGGCTGTCCAATGCATGGCAGACCGTCAGTCAGTCCAAAGTGGGTTCTACCGTCCTCGGTGTCGGCAGCAAGGTGGCGGGTGCGGCATCCAAAATCGGTGGTGGCGCTTTGAGCACGGTGAAAGGAGCTTTGAATGTCGGCGGCGCAGGGCTGAACGTACTGAGTACAACAGTAGGCCCGGTGGCCGCAAAACTGGGCGGCGGTTTCATGTCGCTGCTTGGTACATTCGGCCCTGTCATTACCGGCATCGGCACGATCGTTGCGGCGGTTTCACTGTTGGGAGACCACTTCGAGGACATTCGCAACATTGTCGGAACGGTATTTGGCGAAGGCGGGCTTGCTGTCTTTGACAAATTCACCGGAAAGATAGCCGGCATCGGCGACACCGTGAAGCAGGTGTTCGGGCAGCTCACTACCCCGGAGGGCTTGCAGAGCATCCAGGAAAAGCTATCCGGTTTCAGTATCGGAGGGCTGAACCTGGGTGACGTGTTCGGCGCTATGACCCCGGCCATCCAGACGGTTATGCCGCTGATTGAATCGTTTGCCGGCGTGTTCTCTCAGATCGTGGATCTGGGAGTGAACCACATCAAGCCGGTGCTGACTGAAATCTTCGGCTTTATCGTGAATGAGGGCATCCCGGCAGTCATGCCGCTGCTGTCCACGGTGGTCAGCCTGGTGGGCACAACTCTGGTCAACGCCATCAAGGTGGCGGTGGATCTGGTAGGCAAGGTGCTTCCGGTGGTAGAGCCTGTGATTCTGGGCATCATAGGCTTCCTGAAGCAGGTTGCGACCATCGGTGTGAAAGCGGTCAACTTCATCATTGGAGCGCTGAACAAAATCCAGCTCACGATCCCGGAAACGCTGTTCGGCATCCCGGTTCCGGTAATCGGCGGTAAGTCGTTCGGATTCAACCTGTCGCCTGTGTCCGTCCCGGCATTTGCCAACGGCGGCATGACGCATGGGCCGTCCATTGCTGGCGAGGCTGGCCCGGAAGCTGTTATCAGTTTCCGGCGTGGTGTTCGTGAAAAGAACATTGATACCTGGCTGACAGCTGGTAAGCTGCTGGGCGTTGGCTTGGGCGATCTGCTTGGCCTGCCAGGCAGAAAGCCGAAGATGTTCGCGGACGGCGGCTTTACAGAAGAAGATTCTAACCTGATCGACTTCAACAGGGTACGTCGCCAGCAGTATTACAACCAGGTGGCCCAAAGTTTTGACACTATGGTTCAGCCGGTTGCGGCGGCATTGGTACTGGGTTCCGACGCTGGTGTGGCGTTCAGCCGTATAACGGAGATCGCAAACTATGCAGTGGATGGGCTGGAAACTCTGGCGGCAATGCCGACACCTACCGTGTCGGATGACCAGGGCATAGCCCAACAGCTGTTGAACACCGGAATCGGGAAAGTGATTACCGGTGCCCAGTCTGTTCTCGCAAACGAAAATGCTCAGAAAGCAATCCAGTTTATCCGGGGAGCGGATGCGGAAAAGGCAAAGCTGGAATACGCTGCCAACCCGGACAACTACGATCTGAGCAATGTAAACTTCTTCCCGACGGCTGGCAACAGTGAGCTGACAAGGCA